TCACCTAAATCTCTACCTATACTTTTTCCAAAATCTTCTATTACTTTCGATGAATCCTCTAAAGATTTATTCATTTCTTTAAGGTTTTCTTTTAATACAACTGTAAATTCATCTGATATTGCTTTTCTAAACTGAAACATTTTATCTTCTAGCATTGATAAAGTACCTGTTAAAGTATTAGCTAAATCATTGGTTACATTTCCAAACTCGCCACCTTTACCAAATTTTTCTTTAAATGCCTTTATGGTTTGACTAGCTGAAACTTCTGCTCCTGCTGAGAAACCGAGCATTGATCTTACACCTCGTTCTCTAAATACATCTGCTGAGGCGATACCACCTGCAAACGATCTTTGTATTTGTTCTGCTGTCTGAGTAAAGTCTAGTCCAGTTGCACCTGCAACATTACCTGTAATTTCTAATATGTCTGCTAGTTCTTCTGCATCTTTAGCAACAACAGCTAGGTTTCCTGATGCTTGTTGTATATCATTTAGAGTAAAAGGAACACGACCTGCAAATTTGACCATTACATCAAATGCTTTTGCTCCCTCTTGTGCTGTGCCAAATAATGCTTTTAACCTAACTTGTAAATCTTCAATCTGTCGACCAACATCTACAACTTTTTTAATCTGAATAGCGCCAAATGCACCAGCTAATAAACCACCAAAAAGAATAACTCTCTTGCCTACTCTATCAAGAGTGCCACCTAATTCATTAAAGGATTTACTCATCTTTCCTGAAGATGATTTGATTTGATTGTTAGCTTTATTTAAACCCTTTTTAAGGTCGCCTAAATCTGCCTCAATCTTTACTACTAGTCTGTCTAATTCTGTTGCCATATATTAATAATCAGGATATCTTTCCTTTAGTTTTTCTAGTTCTGCCTTAGTCATAGGTTCAGATTTCTTACCTGTATTATATTCTTTAAAACCATTAATGGCTATAGTGATTTCTTTAATTGACATACTCCATACCTCTGAGGGTGGCAAGTGCATCATTCCGATAAGAATTTCTAGCCACCGATCAACAGGTAAGTATTCATCTGTGCCTAACTTTTTTTTTCTGTAGAAGATTCTTCAGGAGATTCAGAGGCGTTTAAACCAAGAGCAATTAACTCTCCTGTTAGTTTTATACACTCAATTATTCCTATTTGATCTATAAGGATTTTGATATCGCTATCTTTAACATCATTACCACCTGCTCTGATTCCAAGAGTTAGTATACTTATACATTCAGTTAAAGTTAGATCACCACCTGCTAATCTATTGCCTAATTTAAGAAGAGAACAACCTAGCGCATTTTCAATTCTTATCATAGTGTCCAATGACATACGAGCTTTATAGCTTACATCATTTGGAAAGTTTAGTAGTTTTTCTGCCTTTATTGGATTTATGCTCATTTACCTTTACCTCGATTTTAATTGTTTCATCTCTATCACCCACATTATCCAAAGATAATACAGGTGATGTTTTTCCATCAATAGTTACTTCAAGAGTGTTTTCATATCCTTTAAAAAAAGGTACTTCAATTTCATTGCCATTAACAAGGCAAGTATATTCCTTTTCATTAATAGATATTTTTTGTTCAATCCACATATTATACAGTCGCTATTGTTACTGCACCAGCAGATTCAAAACTCATAGAATATTGAACTGCATCATTATAAGTACCACTATATTCAACAGCAGTTACTTGGAAACTTCCAGTAAATGTATTGTAATCAGGCACTAAAAATTGAAAATTACTAAATGTTGTTGCTGAAAATGCTGTTAAAACAGATTGTTCAGATGCTCCATCTGTAAATACTCCACTTCCTGAAATAGAAAATGATTTAATTCCTGCATTTGCTAGAAGAGTTCTTACTCTTGCTGAATCTTTATTTGTTACATCAATAGTTTCAGAATTGATAGATATGCTTGTATCTCTTAGACCTGCTACAGTTGTAAAAGTTTCAGGTGAACCAGCGTTACCAATTTTGACTAATAATGCACTACCTTTTTGTACTGCCATTTATATTACCTCTTAAATTAACTATCAAATATAGTGAAATCTATATTCACTATACCATGTCTTGTTATCCCATCAACTTCTGTTAATGTGACTGTGTTCACAACATAGCTCATAATACTACTTGCACCACTTACGCTTATTGTAGCATTATTCAATAGATTGTAAATTCTTTCCATTATTTCCTTGATCTCTTTCTGTCCACGATATTGTGACCATACATCAATATCAACATTATAAATATTACCATCAAGGGTTTTTGTGCCAACATCTCTGATTGTTTCAAGACCAATAATCACATAAGGATATGCTGTATCTTGAGGAGCTATGCTGTCAAATATCTTATTATTACCGACTAGACTATCCAAATTGCTATCTCCTGATAACAGAGAAAATATAGCTGATTGTAGATCGAATGAATGATATCCCATTATCTAACCTTCGCTGGTGCAACCTTAATTGGTTTAAATTGTTTATCTATAGAAACTTGCTTGGCAATTTTATTAGCAAATATTCTTGCTTTATTGTATGCAATAGACTCATCTCCCATAAATGGTCGATCTAACACAAGTTCTAATCTTGCTGAATAGTCCATATTAGACATAACTGTAGCAGTAGGTTGATTACCTGCTGTTGCAAGTCTAGTTGTAATAGAATTAATTAATCTTCCAGTATCTATAGCTGGTGGATTTCCTGCTGATGATGCAACATGAGTTTTCTTGCCTCTTGGGTATTCTCTACCATCTTTAGGTGTTTGTTGCATACCTCTCATAATGTCATTTCTAAAATTAGTTGCTACTCTGTTTACATGGCGTGAGGCATTTAACTGATAAAGTTTCTCAGCGTTTTTTACATTCTTCTCTATGTTAGAAAACATAGAAATAGTTATACCTTGTTTAGCCATTATGTAGCTACTCCCTCAGTTGTTATTATTTCTTGATATCTTTCTTTGCCCTCATCAATTATTTGTATGCTGGTGATATCAAATGCTTTAGACCTATAATATAACCTATATTTGGGTGTTAATGCTGAATAGTACCTGATTGTAAACTTAAATCCTTGTGTTGCTCTTAATTGATCTCCAAATAGACCTTCTGAGCCTGATAATGGCTCTACTTTAGACCATACTGTTGTTTGTGTTGAATAGGTTGATGATTGACCACCACCTGCATCTATAGAGCCACCGAGAGTTTGCAAAGCGACTCTATTTCTAAACTCGCCTAAATACATTATCTCATTCCACCATAGTGCGAAGTGCCTCTGTATGGATTAGTTGATAGTTGTCTTACTACAAAAGGCTCTAACAATGATGTTGCTGAATAAGGAGTTTTAATTGCTTTCTCATCATCTCCTCTTCTTTCAAATAAATAACTCCCATATATTAGACATGCTTGTTTTATTTGCATAGGAACAGCAGTATTATCGCCATAACCAGCAGTATATTTAATTTCAATACCATTGACTGGTCTTAATCCAGTTGGGTAGGATGCTCCAGTCTGTAAAGTAAATTTGCTAGGTTGACTGGCATTATCTAGTCGATAGTTAGAAGTAGCCCAAGTTGTAGCGCTGTCATCATCTGCATAATATTTAACATGATTAATAGCTGATACTGGTGATTTAGGTAATATAATATTTCTTCTTGAAAAGTCTTGATCTATACCTAAGTAAGAACCCTCTTGTATTCTTACATCAACATCATAAATACTATCTATAAACAACTCATAAGTTGTCGTGCATAAAGTTCTATTAGTATATTCTTTCGCCCATGAATCTACTGTCTGTTTAATAATATTTAAAACTACATCATCATCTGATGAATCTACTTTTAAATATGCTTTTAATTCAGCTAAAGTTATTGCTGAATCTGTTTGAGCTGTATGTACTTTTAAACCTGCCACTTAATCTCTCTTAACTTGGTTTGGGGTTGTTATCTTTAACTGATTTGATATGTTTATACCATGAGCCTGTTTTAGCAGTATCTCCAAATTTTCCTGCTTCTATATCTTTAAAGAGCATATCAAGTTGCTCCCCTAATCTTCCATAAACAGTCTTAGTGTTCTGATTTGTGTCTTCATCTAAATAACCTGCTGTTCTATATGTAGCATATCTTTTTGCTTCATTAGCAGTCTTTCTTTCTGCTCTTGCATT